GTTCAGGTGATCACATCTTTTTGCAAAACCCTGATGACAAGTGTCTTTTAGAAGAGGCTTGTGTAGTTGAAATCTTTGAAGATGGTATTGGTGTTATGGTTTACGCCAAAGACTCTTTTTTGTGCTTTTATGCGGAAGTTTACAAGGGGGAACTTGAAAACGTTTATCAGGGTCATATTTATAACGCAAGGCGGTAGTTATGTTTAAAAAAAGAAAGCTTTATAGGCTGCAGGATGAGCTGGGTAAAGGTGTTTACTACAGCAGAAGGCTTATTGATAATTGCTATGGCTATCCGAACTTTCTAAGACCTTGCAACAAAAACTCTCATAGACAACCTTTGCCGAGAAATGATCAGGCTATTTCAAAGGCTTTTGATGAGTTTGGCAACAGAGACTGTCTTTTCGCCTTTACTTCAAAAAGTAAAATTAGGTCTTGGTTCTGTGAAAAAAACTGGAGAGGTAGACTAGAACACGTTGGCTTTCATGTTCTTGTTTTAGAAGCTATGAGTTATGCTAGTGAGTATCAGGCTTTTTACTATGGTAAAACAGCTGTAGAGATTAAAAGAATGAAGTTGTCTGAAGTTTTAGGAGAGACCTATGATAATTAAAGAAGGAAGTTACTATAAACGTCGGAACGGAGAAATTGTTGGACCTGCTACAGTTCATTATCCTATTGGTGTATCTAAATACAGCTTTAAAGTAGGTGAGTGGCTTTACAGTAAAACAGGCTCTTTTGAGAGTGAACCCGGTACTAGAACCTACCCACAAGACTTAGTAGAGGAAGTTATTATGGAAAAAGAAGAAGAAGAGAAAAAGACATACCTGCCTTGGCAGATTTGGAATGGTGTAGGTGCACCACCTAAAGGACCTTTGCAAGTACAGCTTGCTGTTGACAGCCGAGTTACTGCTGAAAGAGCTGGTTATGTTGCTGATAGTAGCATAATCCGTTGGACGTGGGAGAACAACGGTCTTGTTTCTGACATTGTTGCCTTTAGGCTTCAAAAGCTCCCTGTTAAAGGTAACCTTACACTTAACGCTTACATACCTTATAATAACGATTACGATTATTTTCTTACAGTAAGTACTATTGATAGGAAGGTTGTTGAGGGTACTTTTAAAGATGACTTTGGCAACACTCTAGTGCTACAAGCTAAGCCGTATCCTGGGTGTTTAGAATGAAGCTTGAAAGACTTCCTGAGGGAAGACAAGAAAAACCCAAGTTGTTTGGTGCAGTAGACATGACTACTAACAGTGTAATCTGGATGCTTGACTCTGAAAGTGGTTATGACAGCCCTCTGTGGAGTGACGGTACAGACTGGTATCAAGTATGGCGCGTTGGTAAGGTTATACACGTTGAAGCTACCTGTTGGTTTAACAGTGATGGTGAGTTTAGTGTGGCTGTTACGGGGATTGATCCTGATACTTTGATCAGAACTGTAAACAGAGTAGCTGATGAGTTCTGTGAAAACATAGGATAAAGTAGGTAACGTTAAAGATAGGAAGCAAAAGTATGCACTTTAGAGACTATTGTGAAAAGGCCGACCCTAACTGCCTTGACTCTAACTGTGGCTGTTATGCTAATGAACCTTATTTTTCTCTGCATGAAATGGCTAAAGAACAAGGTGGTTGTATCACCAATGAACAACTTAAGAAGAACAAAAAGCAACTTTTAAAAAACCTGTTTAAACCAGAAAAATCAACAGTAGCAATTGCAGTTTACTTTGTATTACTCATAGTAAGTTTGTTTGTTACTGCTCACTCAATTTAAGAAATAACTAAAAGGAAAACCTATGACTGTAATGAAAAATGTTGAAGTATTCTTCACAAAGCTTGTAGCTGATCGTCCTATTGTGCTTACTGACGATGATGAAAAACCAGCTACCGAAGGTAAACTTGAAGGTATGCGTAGAGCAGGGGCTACTGCTAAAGAAATTGAGCAAGCAGAAGAAGGAAAAGTTATCGGTTGGGAACTTACTGGCCGTACCGAAGATAAAGCTAAAGCAGCAGCTTGGAAGCAAGTTCTTGGTGCTAAGGCTGTTCGAGCTATCCGAGAAGACAAGGATGATGACGAGAGTGAGATCAAGTACTGGCAAATTAAACTTCGTAAGAAAAAGTTCAAAGTCGATGGTGCTATTTCTGATCCAGTAGAAGTTGTTCGGGGTGACACTCTTGAAGACTTGGACCCAAAGATTATTGGTAACGGTTCTATTGCTGACGTTCGTATTTACCAGTATGACTACTCTTTCAAGCAAAAAGGTACTACGATTGAAGGTACTGCCTCAGTTCTTATGGCTGTTAAGGTAAAGAAACTTGTAAAGTACACTTCTAAAGATCGTGAAGAGTTTGAGAAAGACGACTTTGAAGTTGTTGATCCTGATAATGAAGATGAGGGTGAAGACGACGGAAGTCACGTTTCTAAGGAAGATGAAAAGCCGACAAAAGGCAAAGGTACTAACAAACCTAAGGCTACAACTCGTGCTAACCGTCCTGACTTGAATGATGAAATCCCGTTTTAATAACGTTTAATCAAAGTGGAAAGATCGTAGTGGTCTTTCCCTTTTAACCAAATTAGGATAGTAAATGGCTAGTATAACAGATGGTTCTGAAGTTTGCTCTCTTTGCGGTGAGTGGAAAACAGGTTGCAGCTTGTGTGGAACAGCACCAATGCAAAAGTCTAAACCAACTTTAAAAGAAGAATCTCAGTGGAAACAGTGGAGAACTACAAAAAATGTACAATAACTACAACGGACTGACAGCTGCAGAAACAGAACGCCTTGCTATGCTTGCTGAAGAGGCTGCGGAAGTAATCCAAGCGGTAGGTAAGGTCCTGCGCCACGGCTACAGCGATAGTCACCCTGACTATGGCGTAAAAAACAACAGGGAACTCTTACAAGCCGAGCTTAACGACCTAGTAGCAGTTATTTGCATTCTTTCTAAGTCAGGTGACTTGATTTCTGTCACACAGGAAGAGTTTGTAAGGGTAATTGAGAGTCGACTCAAGCATACCCACCATCAAAACACTGAGTTTCTCCTTAAAGGAGAGGTGCAACAGTGACCGTAATTGTGGGTATTCTTCCTTGGCAAAAGCGTTTTATGAAAGTAGCTTTTGAAGTAGCCTCTTGGTCTAAAGACCCCAAGACAAAAGTAGGTTGTGTTATTACAGACGACCAAAATAGAATTCTTAGTATTGGTTATAACGGTTTTCCTAGAGGTATCGTTGATAGCCCTGAACGTTATGCTGACAAAGAACTCAAGTTGGCCCTTGTACAACACGCTGAACGTAACGCTATGATGAACTCTAACAGTAGTCTTGTAGGTTCTACTGCTTACTCTACTCTTTGTCCTTGTACTCAGTGTATGGGTGGTCTTATACAAGCAGGCGTAGTAAGGGTTGTAACACCTTTTCTGTCAGAAGAAAGAATGAAAAACCACAAAGAAAATTACGACTTAATGAGACAAATGTGTTTTGAAGCAAGAATTGAAGTTGTGCACTACAGCTTAAAGAAAGAATAACAATGACTGAAAAAAATAACGATGCTATTCAAGCAAAACACCATCACCTTATTCCCTTTGAGGAAGTTGAACGGGCTTACCTAGGGGGTATGCACATTGGCTACGCTGACGTTGCCTCTCACATTGCTAGTCACGTAGACCCTTACTTGGCACCCTCACTAACTCACGCTCTCAAGTATCAAACACGTCTTGGCCGTAAGGATGACGAACGTCAAGAGGTAGAAAAAGCTATCTGGTATCTCATGGACCTGCACAACCGTATTGCAGACCTTCGTAAAGAGCCACGAGACTTTGCCCCTTGGCATCACCTTGGTAAACTTTCTCAGTTGCCACCGTTTCACTTGTATACTATTGTTCCAGAGCCTAAGGACTCTCCTACAAAAGAACTTCCTAACTTTGTTCCTGAAGTTGAGTTGATTCATCCTAAACCTGTTGTTGAAAAGGGTTTTATAACATATACCTACTGGCCGGACAACTCTTTTAATTATCTAAAAAGTCATCAAAAAAGTTACCTGTCAAAGAAAGTTTTTAAAGACGGTGATGAAATAATGTTTTACGGTCTTTATAGTGGCAGTCTTCTGATTAATGAGAAATGGTATAAACTTACTGAATCAAAAGGGAAGCTTGCTATTATTATTAATGGTATTGAAATTACACACGGTTTTGAAGGTGTAACTATGATTCAAAAAAAAGTCTATAAATAATGGCAGGAAAAAAACGCTGCGTTTATGACGTTGAGGCTAACGGCTTCCTACTTGCAGTAACTACTTTCTGGTGTGCTGGTATTATTGACGTAGACACTAAGGAAGAGTTTTGGTTTAGGCCAACTCAGCTTAAGGAGTTTTTAGAAAAGCTAGACACGTTTGACATCAGGGCCGCTCACCACGGCTCTGGTTATGACGAAAAGGCCCTAGAAAAGTTGGCAAAGCTTTATGGCTTTACTTGGGTAGCTGACATAGATAAACATGCAGACACCCTAGTAATGTCTCAAGTACTGAACTATAACAGGTTTGGTAACAAGGATGCTAAGTACAAGGCTTACCTAAACTCTAGAGAAGAACAAAAGCTTAAGGGTATCAAGCCTCACAAGTTGGTAATGGGTGAAGGTCACAGCCTAGCCCGTTGGGGTATCTCCCTAGACGACTACAAGGGTGAGCACACAGACTTTTCTCAGTTCTCTGAGGAAATGTTCGATTACATGAAGCAAGACGTAAGGCTTAACCTTAAAATTTACCTAGTACTAATTGGTGAGATTTTGCGATGGATCAGTAAAACTGGTTCTCACAAGATTGTCAGAGCTATACAAATTGAAACAGACGTTAACCGTGTTACTGCTGAACAACACATAAACGGTTGGCTGCTTGACAAGGAAAAACTACCAGAAACCCTTGAAAAGCTTCAAACTCGAATGGAAGAAATTTCTTCTGAGGTAAACCCTCTCCTTGGTTTTGTTCTCAGGAAGTCTGCAGGAGACAAAAACTCTAAGCATGGTGAGTACGTTAAGTCAGAGTTTGTAACTAAGTCAGGTAAGTACGCTTCTTGGCTTAACAAGTGGTTTGACTGGCCTGAAGAAACAGGTGCCAGTTCAAGAAAAGTTGTTGGAGAGTTTTGTAGGGTTTCCTTTGAAAAAGCTGACATTGGTAGCCCTGACGATGTAAAAAAGTACCTGTATAAGATTGGTTGGGTACCTGATGAGTGGAATGGTAAGTGGGAAGGCGAAGGGCGTGAAAGACATTGGAAACGTACTTCAGCCAAGATTACCGAGAGTTCCCTCGAACATTTAGAGGGTGCTGGACCAATCAACGAGTTTTACACCCTCAGGTCCCGTAAAAGTATCATTGAAGGGTGGTCAGAACATATTGATGACCAAGGCCGTTTACACGGCGATGCTTTCAATATTGGAACACCCACATTCAGACAGACGCATTCTATCATTGTCAACCTGCCTTCTGCAAAGGCTACACTTGGACCCGAGGTACGTAGTCTATTTATTACGGAACCGGGCTGGTCTGTCGTTAGCGCAGACAGTGCAGCTTGTCAGTTGCGTCTTCTATCACACTACATGAAAGATGAGGACTTCCTTCGGGAACTCCTTGACGGTGACATGCACCAGAAGAACGCAGACATTCTTACTAAAGCGGCTTGTGAGTCACTGCACGACACAACAATTCGTGTAAGCCGTTCAAATGCAAAACCCTTCAACTGGAGGCTAAGGTGGGAAACTACCTTTAGAAAACTGTGTGAATTCAGGGAAACTCTCAAAGAGACAATCCTGAGCGAAGCTAGGAGGAAACATGGACCCGTATAAGTTTGTCTATGCTGCCTCTATCTCTGTAACTGCAAATAACGAATTCAATAACATGGATCCTTCAAAGTATCCTCAAGGCTTCTTTAAAGACAAGTACTGTGGTTTTTGCTCTACAAACTTTGTACCAAGGTCACCTTCTAATAGGTACTGTAGTATAATATGCAAACAAGCAGGAAATACTAGTAATTTTTTGAAAAGAAGCTATGGTATAACAATTCAAGACTACGCTACTATGTTTAAAGAACAAAACGGTGTATGTAAAATTTGTGGTGAAGATGGTGAAAGCTGTAAAAAGGGTGATGCAAAAATTGCTCTTGTTGTAGATCATTGTCATAACTCTAAAAAAGTTAAAGGACTACTTTGCGTAAATTGCAACCTTATGTTGGGTTACGCTAAAGATAGTACTAAGAGGTTGGAGTCTGCTAAAGACTACCTAGAACGTGCAACGACTATCCCGGAAGGGAGTACACTCAAGTGAGTGGAAGCGCACAGCACCTTAAATGGTGATGATATAGTCTGAACTGTAGGGTGACTTACAGCAGTTCATAAGAGAACGGGTTATAATTAACGATTATGACCGAACACTAAAGCATATTTGCATTTCTCTACGGCGCTGGTGGACCTAAGCTCTGTCGTATTCTTGGCTTGCCTGAGTCTATTGGCCTAGCACTAAAAACCCAGTTTCAGGCTTCTTACCCAAAACTCGATAAACTTATCAAAAAAGTACAAGACATTATTGGTAAGCAAGGCTTTATACTTGGTCTTGACGATCGACCCATTTACTGCGAGTCCAAGCACAAAGCACTAAACTACCTTATCCAAGGTGCAGAGGCAGTAGTAATGAAAGCAACTGTTTCAATGATCTGGCGTAGGCTTCGTGTAGAAGGTCTTGTTTTCCGCATGTTGCTGTTCTATCACGATGAACTTAACATTGAAGTGCGTAACGATCACGTAGAACGTGCTCAGGAAATTATTCGAGACTCCTTTATTGAAGCCCCAAAGGAATTTGGTGTAGATATTATGGTTTGCGGAGACTGTAAAGCTGGGGAAAATTACTATGCAGTCCATTGACTCTATGGTATCCTGATTCTGATGCAGGAAATAATGACTACTTTGAACTGTATACAGGTGAGTCTACGTACTGTTTTACTGTAAAACATGAAAGATATAATGAAAATGTCAAACAATAATATCCAAGTTAAAGCAAGTAGAACTAGCTGGTTTATGATTGCTCTTACTCTACTGTTTATCTATCTCAAACTTACTGGAGAAATTCTTTGGTCTTGGTGGTGGGTACTTGGCCCACTCTGGATTCCTACAGCAGTTGTTCTTACTCTTATCTTCGTTACAGTAGTCCTTATTGGAGTTCTTGAAAAAAAATGAAAAAAGAAGGTCCTTATCACAAGCACGACTGCCGTGGTACAAACTGTTGTCAACACCTAGGCTCCTACGAAGAGTCCCATTATTCCGGTCAGGCAACAGACGTTTACTGGGTTGCTCATGAAGGTGTACTCATCTTTCGTCACAGCAGTGAAGGTAACGACTACATAACCCGCAGATTGGAGCACTTGCTATGATAACAGCTATGGAAACACCTGAAAAGCAACCAAGTAAGCCTGAAAAAGAAATCCTTCTGAGCTTTGAAAAAAAGAACGGCTTCTTTCACGTTGACGTGCTGTCAACAAAAAAGGGAAACCCCTTCAACGTAAAAATTGACAGGGTTACTGGTATGATGCAGTTTGTGCAAATCAATGAAGGAGTTATTGATGAGGTTCACATGAACGTACTTACCTTTGCTGCTCTTGTCAAAGGCTTTGGTATGGAACAACTGGTAGACGGTAGCTATAAACTTACAGAAGTAGGAGTCAAGCAAGCATGAATAAAGAATTTACTCTAAACTACGCTATCAAGGTTAACTACGTGCCCTCGGTTGAGGATATTGTGTTTGACATTAAAGAGGAAGCTGAGTACCCAGTTTCTATTACCACAGAGTTTGGTTTTGATAGAGAGTCCTTGAAACAAATGGCCTACGAAGCCCTTATTGAAGAGATTGTCAGCAGGCTTATTGAAGATCTAAACCTTGAGCTTATTGAGTGTGTAAATGGCAACTGAACCAGAAGTAATTGAGTTTGAAGAAAATAAACCTAAAAGAATTCTGATTGACGGTGACGTGCTTATTCACATGGCCTGCTGGCAAAAGCCTCTAACAAAGGTTAAGCAGCTAGAACTTGAGGTACAGGCTGACGAGCTTGAAGAGTTTGGTAAATTCACTAAGTCAAGTAAAATTAGGGAACGCCTTGAAAAGGGCGTACTCACCTACCAACCAATAATTAGTAAGGCACAAGCAAGATTTCGTTTCTTTATGAAAACTATTCAAGAGCACAACTATTCTAACATCTTCTCTATGGCGATTGGTGACTCTAAGAATAACTGGCGTCTTGACATTCACCCTGAGTATAAGCTTCACAAAGCGCGTGTTGGCAGTAACGACAAGAGGGCACCATACATTCAGGAACTTCGACTGTGGGCCATAGAAGAGTACTCTGCACACTATTGTCAAGGTTACGAAGCAGACGACGCTATTCGTATCTGGGCTAACCGTATGAACCTTGATGAGTACGTTGTTTGTTCTGTAGACAAAGACTTGAACCTTGTACCGGGTAACCACTACGACCCTAAAACAGACGATAAGTCTAAACGCTTTTGGTACATGGAACCAATAGACTCTGCAATGTTCTTTTGGGAACAAATGCTAACAGGTGACTCTATTGATAACATTCCCGGTATTGTGGGTATTGGACCCAAGAAGGCTGCCGCTCTTTTAGCAGACTGTGTTACTGAACAAGATTGTAAAGAAGTTGTGCTAAAACAATATGACTTGAAGTACGGTGAAGACGGATACAAAAAACTAATGTTTAATGGTCAGCTCCTTCATATTTGGCGAACAAAAGGAGATAATTGGTACCTTGACCCTAAAAACTACGAAAACATTACTGGAACCAAGCCCGTTACTGGGGCCTGATCAACTAGGCCACTGGCTTTACGAAACTAAGTTTAGGCAGTCAGAGTGGTTTGGCTTTATTTACTGCATTACTCGAAACTACGACAAAAAGTTTTACATTGGTAAAAAACAACTAAACATTAATGGTCTTAAAACAAAGCTAGTAAAGGGAAAGAGAGTACCTAACACTAGGTATGGTAAAACAACTGACTGGAAGACTTACACAGGTTCCTCTGATATTTTAAACAAAGACATTAGTGAGTTGGGTAAAAGCTGCTTTACCTTTGAAATCATTGACTGCTATAAAACTAAGGGTGGTCTTTACTACGCGGAAGCTTACCTACAAATGCTTTCAGATGCTCTACCTATGAAATTTCCTAACAAGGTAGATGAGTACGCAGGTTATAACTCTGTAATAGGTGCAGTAAGATTTATACCAAAAGAGCTTCCTAGCAGTAAAACAAAGCTTTTTGCTGGAAAAATTAAGAAGAGGATTAAAGACAGTGTTTAAATACGTTATTGCGATGTTTGGTTTGTCAATTATAGTTCTTTCTATTTATGGTCTGATTACCCAAGATTTTATGTTAATGGTAAATATTCTTGCCCTTCATGTTGTTCTTCAAGCAGTTTACCAAGCTCATAGGAGTTATAATACAGTTACGAAAGAAGATAAAAAGGAAACTTAATTGGGTTCTATAGTATTAAATAAACAGCCTTGTCCTGTTCATGGCGGTTCTGACTCTGTAAGTATTTATGAAGACGGTTCTGCTTTTTGCTTTAACGGGGCTTGTAACAGGTCTTGGTATGCAGGTTCTTATAACTTTGACACAGGGGAGCTTACTAGTAAAAGAAGAAAAGGTAAAACTAACTTGAAAGAAGACGTGACTGAAGACTACTCTGAATACCTTGAAGAAGACGAACCCACTTCTAGTAAAAAAGCTAAAAAGAAAGTTGGCGTAGAACCTAACCCTCAAGACGTTGTAAATCAGATTTTTGAAAAGTATCATGCTGACCTTTATGAGTACCGTGGTATCTCAGCCGAGGTAATGGACTTTTACAAGTGCCGTATTTCTTACGACGGAAAGGGCTTACAAAAGTCTGTTTACTACGCCTATAACTTTGATAAAGACTTGCACCCACAGGGTTACAAGAAACGAATTCTACCAAAGGACTTTTCAGAAGGCTCTGTAGGAAAAGTTGCTGGTACCTTTGGTAACGGTCTCTTTAGCGGTGGTAAGCGTGTTATCATTACTGAGGGTGAGGATGACTGTATGGTTATCCAAGAAGCCTACTTTAGACGCTACAAGCGCATGTACCCTGTTCAGTCTCTCCGTTCTTCAACAACAACAAAAGACCTCGTTGAAGAGCGTGAAAAACTTCGCAAGTTTGATGAAATCATTTTATGGTTTGATAACGACGGACCCGGCGAAAAAGCTATGAAAGAGGCAGCTAGGATTCTTGGCTACGATAAAGTAAAGATTGTAAA